TGTAAGGAAGATCCAGTATATTTTGCTAGAAATTATATCAAAATCGTCAACGTTGATGAAGGTCTCGTATCTTTTGACATGTGGCCATTTCAGGAAAAGTTGATCACAAGGTTTCATCAAAACAGATTCAACATCTGTATGATGCCTCGCCAGACTGGTAAATCAACGACATCAGTATCATATCTCTTACATTATTTGGTTTTCAATGATAACGTTAATATTGGTATTCTAGCAAACAAAGCATCTACTGCTAGAGATCTACTGTCTAGACTAGCAACTGCATATGAGAATCTTCCTAAGTGGATGCAGCAAGGCGTTCTAGCATGGAACAAAGGTAATATTGAATTAGAGAATGGAAGTAAAATTTTAGCAGCATCCACATCTGCTGCAGCCGTTCGGGGTATGACATTCAACATTATCTTCTTGGACGAATTTGCGTTCGTTCCAAATCATATTGCTGATGATTTCTTCAGTTCAGTTTATCCTACCATTTCATCTGGTAAATCCACAAAAATTATTATTGTTTCTACCCCCAAGGGTATGAATCATTTCTACCGCATGTGGCACGATGCGGAAAGAGGAGCAAATGAATACGTAACAACTCAAGTTCATTGGTCTGAAGTTCCTGGTAGAGATGATGCTTGGAGAGAGCAGACTATCAAGAACACTAGTGAACAACAGTTCAAAGTCGAATTTGAATGTGAATTTCTTGGATCTGTTGATACTTTAATTGCACCAGCAAAACTAAGAAGTTTAGTTTATGACAATCCCATCAAATCAAATCAAGGTTTGGATGTTTATGAAGATCCTATTTCAAATCATGATTATGTTTGTACAGTTGATGTAGCAAGAGGTGTCGGAGAAGATTATTCTGCATTTTTAGTTGTTGATATTACTTCATTTCCACATAAACTTGTGGCAAAGTATAGAAAGAATGATATCAAACCAATGCTTTTCCCAAATATAATATGGGAAACTTGTAAAGCATATAACAATGCTTTTGTTCTATGTGAGGTAAATGATATTGGAGATCAGGTAGCATCTATTCTTCAGTACGATCTTGAATATCAAAATCTTTTGATGTGTTCAATGAGAGGTAGAGCAGGTCAAATTGTTGGACAAGGATTTAGTGGAAAGAAAACACAACTTGGAGTGAAGATGTCCAAGACTGTGAAAAAAATTGGATCACTCAATCTAAAAACAATGATTGAGTCTGATAAACTTTTATTTAGAGATTATGAAGTCATTAGTGAATTGACTACATTTATTTCAAAAAGCAATTCATTTGAAGCAGAAGAAGGATGTAATGATGACCTGGCAATGTGTCTTGTCATTTATGCATGGTTAGTTGCACAAGATTATTTCAAAGAACTAACGGATCAAGATGTTCGTAAAAGATTATATGAAGATCAAAAGGATCAGATTGAACAAGACATGGCACCCTTTGGATTCATGGATGATGGTTTGAACGCTGGTGAAAGTTTTGTAGATGCTGATGGTGATAGATGGTTTGCTGATGAATATGGTGATCGCTCTTTCATGTGGGATTATCTCTGATGAATTACGACGATGATCTAGAAAGTCAAATTAGTTTAGGTCATTTGTTGTTGAACGATAGGAAGTGTAAAGTTTGCGGAGAAGTAAAAAACTTAGTAGATGGTTTTTATAGAACACGTAAAAACAAAGGTCCTGTACCATCATCATACTCATACGAATGTAAAGAATGTACAATAAAAAGAGTTTCCCGAACGGTAAGAAAAGAACATCTTGATAGAAAATTTGAAGAAGATTATCCCGATTGGTAATATTTTCTGTTCACGTCCAATTTCCCCCCACAGAACAATCGTAAATTATAAATATTTTTAGACAAAAATGGACCTTCACGGAGAATCAAATGGCAGTAGCATTATTGTCTCCAGGTGTGCTTATCAGGGAGGTTGACCTCACTGTAGGTAGAGCCGAAAACGTTTTAGATAATATCGGTGCGATTGCTGGACCATTCACAAAAGGTCCTGTAGACGAATCATATACAATTGAAACAGAACAGGAACTCATCGAAGTTTTTGGAAAACCAATTAGTACTGATGCTCAATATGAGTATTGGATGTCTGCTAGTTCTTTCCTGAGTTACGGTGGTGTTCTAAAAGTAGTAAGAACTAATGGCGCTACTCTAAACAACGCTAATGCTGGTAGTGATGTTTATGCAGACACATCGCTAAAAATCAAAAACTATGATGACTACAAGCAAGATTATCAAACTGACACTGGTTGGACATACGCTGCCAAAACTCCAGGGTCTTGGGCAAATGGTCTGAAACTTTGCTTTATCGATGATAAGGCAGATCAAATTGTTGGCCTTAATACTACAAGTCTTGCTGGATTTGGAGTTACCGTTGGTTACGCTGTAACCATGAGTCTGACTAATTTGGTTCTTCCAAATGCTTCTACAGGAACTATTTCAACATTTACTGGATTCCTCAAAGGAATTGTTACTGGCGTAAAAACTGATTCCGCTGGTGGTGATTCAACTTTTGAGGTCAAGTGGTTCTCAAGAGTAGAAACCGTTGGTGGTGGTTCAACTGAAACGAGAGTTTCTTATGAGAAGAATAGTGATGCTGCTTCTATTTCAATTGGAAGCACCTATCAGAGTGATGAATCTCTGGTATTCAAGAACGCTGCTGGAACTGTAACAGGTGCTGGTAGATCTGCTGTCACTGCAGTTGATTGGTATGATCAACAACTTCTCCCAATCACAAACGGAACTGTATATTGGAAAGCGATTGCTCCAAAACCAGTCACTAACAATTATGTAAGTGAGCGTCAAGGATACAACGATGGTATCAACATCTGCATTGTAGATGACGATGGAGTTGTAACTGGAATTCAAGGAAACATTGTTGAGAAGTTCTCATCACTATCTAAAGCACTTGATACAGTATCAAGTGTCAACTCACCTCAAAAAATCTGGTACAAGGACTTCCTTGCAGATTTCTCAGGTTATGCTTTTGCTGGTGTAAACCCATCAAGTGATCCTGATACTTTCTGGGGCACTGATCCTAGAGCAACTGGTTTCTCAACCGCATTTGTTCCTTTCACCACATCTGAAGGTCTGTGGGGTCAAAATGCTCAAGGAATCACCTTTTCAGCTCTTGGTAACGTAGGTTATGCATTCAGTGGTGGTAAAGATTATAGTGCAACTGGTGGTCATAAGGCAACTCTTGGAGACCTGATGACTTCATACAATCTCTTTGCTAACAAAGAAGAGATTGCAGTAGACTATCTAATCATGGGTCCAAGCATCAACGGAATCGAAGAGTCTCAAGCAAAAGCAAACAGACTTGTTGCTATCGCTGAAGACAGACTTGATTGTGTTGCCGTTCTTTCTCCACACAGAGATGGTGTTGTTGGAGTTATCGATGATGATACTCAAACTTCAAACATCATCAAATTTGCTAACGGAATCAGATCCTCTTCATACGGAATTATTGATTCTGGTTACAAGTATACTTATGATCGCTTCAATAATCAATTCCGTTACATCCCAACGAATGCTGACGTTGCTGGTCTAATGGTCAGAACTAACATCAGAGCATTCCCATGGTTCTCACCTGCTGGTCAACAGCGTGGTGTTCTGAATAATGCAATCAAACTTGCATTCAATCCAAACCAAAATCAAAGAGACGAACTGTATCAGGCTCGCGTAAACCCAATTTCATTCCAACCTGGTATCGGTATTCTTCTCTTCGGTGATAAGACTGCTCTTGGTTATGCCTCCGCGTTCGATAGAATCAACGTTAGAAGACTGTTCCTGACTGTGGAACAGGCTCTAGAGGGTGCTGCTAAAGCGCAACTATTTGAACTCAATGATGAAATCACCAGAGCAAACTTTATCAACATCGTAGAACCTTATCTACGTGACGTTCAAGCTAAGAGAGGTCTTTATGACTTCCTGGTAATCTGTGATGAAACCAATAACACTCCAGATGTTATTGATAACAATGAGTTCAGAGCGGACATCTTCCTGAAGCCCGCCAAATCAATCAACTACGTGACTATGACCTTTGTTGCCACCAGAACTGGTGTCAGCTTTGAAGAAGTCGCTGGTAGAGTCTAATTCACGAAGATCACCCTGATAGTACAGAACAATGGCAGAATCACCCTCAATCAAGACAATTTCCAACTTCAAATCTACCCTTAAAGGTGGTGGGGCACGCCCCAATCTATTTGAAGTTACTGTCCCAGAATTTCCTGCATACGTATCTAAAGATGGAGAAATGCTGAAGGATCTAACGTTCATGTGCAAGGGAGCTAATCTTCCTGCATCAAACGTTGCTTCTATCGACATTCCTTTTAGAGGTCGTATTCTAAAAGTTGCTGGAGACAGAACCTTTGATCCTTGGACCATCACAGTTATCAACGACGAAGATTTTAGAATTCGTCACGCATTTGAAACTTGGATGAACGGCATCAGCAAGTTATCCAATAACACTGGTGCATCGAATCCAAATGCTTACATGAAAGATGCTTATGTCTATCAACTTGGTAGAGGAAGCAGTGGACAAATTGAAACAACCACTTCTGTTCCTGATGCACAAGCTGGAAGAGTTACTCAGTCAAAAGCAAACGTTCTAAGATCATATCGTTTCTACGATATCTTCCCAACCAGCGTTTCTGAGATTGCACTTTCATATGATACTGGTGATACAATTGAAGAGTTTACTGTTGAACTTCAAGTTCAATACTTTGAAATTGACGGTGGACCTGGTGCGCTGAACTAATAAATAGTTCATACCACAAAATTACACGATGGCGAAATTATTCGGATTTTCAATTGAAGATACTAATGAAGTATCAAAATCAGTGGTCAGTCCTGTCCCTCCTAGTGATGAGGATGGGAATGACCACTATATTACTTCCGGTTTTTTCGGATCTTACATTGATTTAGAAGGAACATATAAAAACGAAGTTGAACTAATTCGTCGTTATAGAGAAATGGCGCTGCATCCAGAAGTGGACAGCGCCATTGAAGATATTGTAAACGAAGCAATTGTAAGCGACCTAAATGATAGTCCAGTAGAAATTGAACTATCAAACCTCAATGCTTCAGACGGAATCAAAAGTAAAATTAGAGAAGAGTTCAAATTCATCAAAGATCTTTTAGACTTTGATAAAAAATCGCATGAGATCTATAGAAACTGGTATGTTGACGGCAGACTTTATTATCATAAAGTAATTGATCTCAAAAAACCAAATGAAGGAATTCAAGAACTAAGATATATTGACGCATCTAAAATGCGTTATGTTCGCCAGGCAAAGAAAACTAAAAAAGATCAACAAGTTATTATTGCAAGAAATACAGAACTAAATTCTATTGATCAAGCTTTTCCAGAACTTGAGGAATATTTTCTATACACTCCTAAACTAAGTTATCCAGTTGGAAATCCTGCAGCTGCACAAGATCAAAAAGGAGTAAGATTTTCAAAAGACTCTATCACTTATTGCACTTCAGGTCTTGTTGATAGAAATAAAGGGTCAACTCTATCATATCTCCACAAAGCAATCAAGGCACTTAATCAACTTCGTATGATTGAAGATAGTCTTGTTATCTATAGACTATCACGCGCACCAGAAAGAAGAATTTTCTATATTGATGTAGGCAATCTACCTAAAGTAAAGGCAGAACAGTATCTTCGTGATGTTATGTCACGTTATAGAAATAAACTAGTATATAATGCATCTACCGGAGAAATTCGTGATGATAAGAAGTTTATGTCTATGATGGAAGACTTCTGGTTGCCACGTAGAGAAGGTGGTCGTGGAACAGAAATCACAACTCTTCCTGGTGGACAAAATCTTGGAGAACTGACAGACGTTGAGTATTTCAAAAAGAAACTTTATAAATCACTCAATGTTCCTATTTCTCGCATTGAAGGAGATGGTGGATTCAACCTTGGTCGTTCATCTGAAATTTTAAGAGATGAACTTAAGTTCAGTAAGTTTGTTGGTCGTCTTAGAAAAAGATTTTCAGCAATGTTCTTAGACATGCTAAGAACTCAACTTCTTTTGAAGAACATTGTAACTCCAGAAGATTGGGAAGCAATGTCAGAGCACATTCAGTTTGACTTCCTTTATGATAATCACTTCTCAGAATTGAAAGATGCTGAATTGTTGGAAAACAGAATCAATCTTGCCACTCTAGCAGAACCTTATGTCGGCAAATATTTCTCACAAGATTATGTTCGTCGTAAGATCATCCGTCAAACAGATGCAGATATTCTTGAAGAGGATGCAAAGATCAAACAAGAGATCGAAGATGGAATCATTCAAGATCCTCTTGAAGCAGCAATGGCAATGGATGGTCTTGCAGGTTCTGAAATGCCGCAGGGTCAGCAGGTTAGTGCAGGTTCTGACTTAGGTAAACCAGTAATGGAACCAGATCTTGAAAACCAAGGTAGTGCAACTGAAGTAAAAATGCCCAAAGGTGGTGAAATATAAATAAATATAGTCTTTGTTTATTAATAAGATGGAAGAGTTAATGGATTTGATGGTGACTGATCAATCTGCGTCTGGAATTTCAGACAAAATGAAAGAACTTCTTTATGCAAAAACTGCAGAAAGAGTTGATGCTATGAGACCATTTGCTGCTTCTTCTCTATTTGATGAGAATGAAGAGGATGAAGATGGTGATGAATATGAAGAAACTGAAGATGAATCTGAAGTAGAGGAAGGGTAATGGCTCACAATCCGATAGTAGGAACAGGCACTTTTTTTGCAAGTGCCAATGGCATCACAACATCACAATCATTTGTTGTGAAATCAGATTCTCTAAGAGTATCTGCTGTTGGTAGTTTGAATATTAATGTTGCAATTGGAACAAACCCAACTGCCACTGATCTTGATTATGTAATTGCTGGCAATACTTCAGAAACTCTTTCAATTTCTCCAAAATCTCAACCAGTCATTGGTATTACTACTGGAACCTCAACAACATATCATTTCCAAGAAGGAACTGATTGTGCATTCAATGTTGGAGACACAGTAACTATCACTGGCATTACTCCATCTTCATTGAATGCTACTCACGTTCCAGTAGAAAGCATTTTGGTTTCTGCTTCTCCGCAGAGTGGTTATTATTCAAAACGAGTTGTTGTTACTTATAATACTTCAACAGCGACTGTTTCTGGTGCTTCAACTGCAATTTTCAACGGTGCTGAAATGAGAAATTCGTTGAAAGTTTCCGCAAAAGCATCAAATACCGGAAGCAATATTCAACTCATCCAAGTACAAGTAAGCGGTCAGTCCTAATGAAACTCATCACAGAAGAAATCGAATCAGTTGAGTTTCTTGTCGAAACAAGAGGTGGCAAGAAGCAACTTTATATCGAAGGAGTATTCCTACAAGGAAACATAAAGAACCGTAATGGTCGTATGTATCCTATGGAAACTCTTCGTCGTGAAGTTGGAAGATACAGTGAGAATCATATCATGAAAGGTCGTGCTCTTGGTGAGTTAGGTCACCCAGAAGGACCAACTGTAAATCTTGATAGAGTTTCTCATAAGATTGTTTCACTAAGAGAAAGTGGAAGTAATTTTATTGGTAAGGCAAAAATTCTTGCTACGCCTATGGGCAAAATTGCATCTTCTCTTATTGAAGAGGGTGTGAAACTAGGTGTTTCATCTAGAGGTATTGGTTCTCTCAAAATGACAAGAGAGGGAATCAACGTTGTTAGTGATGATTTCATGCTGGCAACTGCAGCTGATATTGTTGCTGACCCCTCTGCTCCTGATGCTTTTGTTGAAGGAATTATGGAAGGAAAAGAATGGGTATGGGATGGTGGTATACTTCGTGAAGCATATGCCAAAAAAACATACAAAGAAATCAACACTTTAGTTGATCAGAAAAGACTTGACGAGAACAAATTGCGTCTCTTTAACGACTTTCTGCAAAATATCTAATTATAAATAAATATAGACTAATACAAAGGTTTAAATCGGAGAACTTCAAATGTCGCGTGGAAATCTACAAGAAATGGAAGTAGGCACAAAGCAATCCAAAACCGCTGTCAATGCTGGTGCTAAAGCTGCTGAAACCATGCCAAGAATGGCAGACCCTGGCACTCAACTTGGCAACGTCGAGGATTTGGGAGGTCCTACTCCAGAGAACTATCGTTCTGATGACGATAGTGCTAAACTGAAAACTCCTGGTGGCACTTTGAAGCAAGTTCGTGATGTCGTCAACAAAGGTGCAAAATCTGCCGATGCCATGAAAGGCATGAAGGAAGAGGAAGAACTTGATGATGAAGAAGTACTTGCCGAAGTTGATGAAACTGAGGAAGAAGAAGTTGAAGTAGAAGAAGAAATTGATGTCGAAGAAGATGTCAATGCTCTTCTCGGTGGTGAAGAACTTTCCGAAGAGTTCAGAGAAAAAGCCAAGACCATCTTTGAAGCTGCCCTCAAGTCCAAGGTAGCTGAAATTAGAGAGTCTCTGGAAGAGCAATATGCTATGGCTCTTGCAGAAGAAGTTGAAGAACTGAAGGTAGAACTTCAGGAGCGTGTTGATTCTTACCTAGAGTACGTTGCTGACGAATGGATCAGCGAGAATCAAATCGCAGTAGAAAGAGGACTAAAAATTGAAATGACTGAATCCTTCCTAGAAGGTATGAAGTCACTTTTTGAAGAGCATTATGTATCAATCCCTGAAGAGAAATATGATGTCTTGTCTGCTATGGCAGATAAGTTAGATGACATGGAGACTAAACTCAACGAGCAAATCGAAAAGAATATCAACCTCAACAAGCGTCTCGCAGAGTCGGTTGCTGATGTGATTCTTGCAGATGTCTCTGAAGGTCTTGCTGAGACCCAAAAAGAGAAGCTCGCTTCACTTGCCGAAAGTGTTGAGTTTGATGGTGAAGAATCGTTTAGAGAAAAACTGGTCACCCTGAGAGAATCATACTTCTCTAACAATAGATCAGTGACTCAATCATCGACTGCTGATACTTTATCTGAAGGCGTAGATCATACCGAAGTTCTTACTGGTGGTATGTCATCTTACCTTGAAGTTCTCAGCAAGATGAAGAACCAGTGAATTTAAGATTAACAAACCCAAACGTTTACCAAGGTAAAAACCAATGTTCCATTCAGAGCATCTGGTAGAAAAGTGGAAGCCGCTTCTTGATCATGATAGAGGCATTCAAGACTCCCATCGTAGAGCTGTAACCGCTATTCTGCTAGAGAACCAAGAAAAATTCCTTCGTGAAGAACATGCCTTCAACAATGGCATGAACCTCATGGAGTCACCAACCCTCAACACTCAAAGCACCACTTCAGTTGCTGGTTTTAGCGCCAACGCTGCTGATGCAGGTCCTGTTGCTGGTTTCGACCCCGTTCTGATCTCACTAATCAGACGCGCAATGCCTAACCTGGTCGCTTATGACCTTGCTGGCGTTCAACCAATGAACGGTCCTACTGGACTCATCTTCGCAATGCGCTCACGTTACGCTGCTCCTGGCACCCCAGGCATGAGCGGAACTGAAGCCTTCTATAACGAAGCTGATACTTCATTCTCAGGAATGGATCACGGCTTTGACAACACCAGCTACTTCTCTGACGTTGCTGCTGGTTTCGGTACTACTTCTCAGACTGGCACCAACCCATCGGTTCTGAACCCTGTTGGTTCTGGTACTTCTGTTCAGTACAACGTTGGTCAAGGCATGGGCACTGCTGATGCTGAAGCTCTTGATGGCACCACGACTAATGCTTTCAACGAAATGGCTTTCTCAATCGAGAAAGTTACCGTTACTGCTAAGTCACGCGCTCTGAAGGCTGAGTACTCACTAGAACTCGCCCAAGACCTCAAGGCAATTCATGGTCTGAATGCTGAGGCTGAACTCGCCAACATTCTCTCAACTGAGATTCTGGCTGAGATCAACCGTGAAGTTATCAGAACCATCTACAAGGTTGCTGAGCAAGGTGCTACCGTCAATACCGCCACCGCTGGTGAGTTCAACCTAGACGTTGACTCCAACGGTCGTTGGTCAGTTGAGAAGTTCAAGGGTCTACTGTTCCAAATTGAGCGTGACGCTAACGCGATTGCTCAAAGAACTCGTAGAGGAAAGGGCAACATCATCATGACCTCTGCTGACGTTGCTTCTGCTCTAACCATGGCTGGTGTACTTGATTACACCCCTGCCCTAAACGCTAACCTCAACGTTGATGACACTGGCAACACCTTTGCTGGTACTATCAATGGTAAGTACCGCGTATACATTGACCCATATGCTGCTAACGTTGCTGCTAACCAGTACTACGTTGTAGGTTATAAGGGATCCTCACCTTATGACGCTGGTATCTTCTACTGCCCATATGTTCCTCTCCAAATGGTTCGTGCCGTTGGTGAGAACAACTTCCAGCCTAAGATTGGCTTCAAGACCCGTTATGGTCTAGTTGCTAACCCATTCGCTGAGGGTACTGATCAGGGTCTAGGACGCCTTGCTCCTTCTCTGAATCGTTACTACAGAAGAGTCAAGGTTACCAACCTGATGTGATCTGTGCTATAATTCACTTGTGTGAAGGAAGTGCATCAGAGGGTCCGAAAGGACCCCTTTTTTTTTCTAAATATATTGTTCCCACAATAAAGTCATGGCACGGGAATGGAATACTTCTTTCAGGGATCCTTGGAACCCAGTCATAAAGAAGTGTCTAGACGGAGTAGATTTACATACGCGACTTCATTTATCTACGGGAGATAAGTTTCATCAAGAACAAGCAGAGATATTAAGAAAATATGTAAGCAATTTGAAAGAATGGATTCACGCTACAGAACCAGAGGGATGGCACCGATAAATACAGTGATATGAATTTATTTTTTTATATGCTTTCAACACAATATCGCCTTAGACTAGAGTTTATTTGTCAGCGTATTGTCAATGGAGAAGAAGTAAAACTAGAAGATATGATTTGGGCAGAAAAACTTGCTAAAGCAAATTTGTCTGCCGGTGAAATGTTAAGAAAAGCACGTCGTCAAGCACAAAATCCAGATGTGCAAGAAGGAAGTCTTGATGATTTTATGAATAGGATGGATTTAGGAGATCCCGATCCATCCAATCACAAAACGGGATTTCAAACAGCAGACGAAATTGTTGATTGGTTTCGTCAAGATAAAACGGATGATTGGAGACAACGAGACTGATGGCACGTTCAATATACGATAAACAAATAGCAAATAGAAACTACTTAGCACCAACTGGATTTAATTTCACAATCCAACGTTGTCCTAAAGTTAGTTTCTTTTCTAACACTGCACAAATTCCTGGAATTGATTTGGGTGTTGCTATTCAACCAACATACCTAAAAGAAATACCAAGACCAGGTGATCAACTTCAATTTCAAGATTTCAACCTACGTTTCTTGATTGATGAAGATCTAACAAACTATATGCAGTTGCAAAATTGGATGAGAGGACTTGGATTTCCAGAAAGTCTAAGAGAGATTTATGCTGAGTATAACAAATCTGGAAAATTATATAATAAAGAATTTGGAGTTACTGAGGAACTATTATATTCTGATGCAACACTTGAAGTTCTCAATAGTTCTTTGAATCCGCAGTTCTTAGTAAAGTTCTATG